TTTATATCAATATTGGGATACTATAAACAAAGCACTTAGAACATACCTTGCTGTAGCAGTATTTGTTTTAATGGTAATTACTAGTGGTGGTATATATGGATTCCTATCTGGAGCATATCAGGAAACAGCTACTCAATCTGAATTATTAGACAAATCATTAGCCATACTTAATCAAAAACAGATTAGGTTTCAAGAACAAAAGGCAGATTTACAAATTGAAAAAGGTCAACTAAACAAATCAATATCTGACTTAAGAATATCATTATCAAACCCAGCACAAGTATCTTGGTACGATAAAGAGGCAGAAAAAGTAATTACATCAACATCAAGCTCAGCAAGAAGAGCGCTACAGGCAGAATTAAAAACTACAATTGAAGATAGAGACAATATAAATCTAAAACTAGAAGCAATATTGGATTCAATATCAACCACAGATATAGCTTTACTAGATAAGGAAATAGGTAATGAAGCTGAAAGAGAATTAGGGCCATTAAAATATCTTGCAGAAACTACTGGTAAAGATATGGGACAGGTTGTAAATTGGTTCCTATTACTTATTATATTTGTGTTTGACCCATTGGCAATTGCGCTTGTTGTAGCTGCTAATTTTGCTTTTGCACAGATAAGACCAAAAAACGATATTAAAATGTCTGTACCTCCTGGATTAGAATATGATACTCCATATAGTTTAGATGAGATTAAAGAAGCATTTGAAGAGGAAGAAAAAATGACTTATCCAGAGTTTGTAGAAAAACACTATGACAAGTCAGACGATAAAGAACAGTTTGAAAAAGAAATAGAGCCTGAATTACAACATTTTAAGTTATATGAAGGACGCGACAAAGAGTACTGGCAACAACAATTTGCAGCAGGAAATCTAACCCGTGTACAAGTAGGACAATTAAGACAAAGAGGAATGTTATGAAACAAAATGAAGAACAACCAAAATATGCAGTAGAATATAGGCCTGGCACAGCTTGGAATGAAAGAAAGGGTGCTATGTATAAATACATGGAATGTAAAAGATGCGGACAAATGGCTAAATGTGGAGACGATGCAACAGCCATAACTTGCTCTGACTGTGTAATAGAAATGTGGGAACCGTTAGACTCTGCATATGTAAAATCAGATAAACCTAGAGGTTGGACGTTAATGGCAGAATTCGTTGATAAAGATGGAAACGTTTATCATAGAGGTGTAGAGCAGCCAGAGCTAAAGGGAAAATTTGAGCCAACAAAGGTTGAAAAGAATAGGCCTAAGGCAAAAAGAATGACAAAAAAGGAAAAAACAGAGTTGATGGCAATTGCAGCCTTAAACTTACATAAACTTAAAAAACAATTAGAATTGGCCCGTTGGAAAAAAGACAAAAAGCTTATATTATCAGATATAAAATATCACACCAAAGTGGCAACTGCTAAGTTCCCAAGAACCTTTAATAGGGAAGAATATTTAGCAAAATATAAAAATAAATAGCCCAGATTTTACCGTTTGAAATAATTTTATTATATTAACTATAAATGAAAGAATTATTAGAAGAAATTATAGTAGGAATAGTAGCTTTATCGATTGCTGCTGTGATTTTATCTATAGTGCTTATCATTACATTATTATTTTTACCAATAAAGGTACTGGAGAGAACAGGAAAATGGATTCAGAAAATTATGACTTCTTAATATATAGAAGAGGTAGTGAAACAAAAGAAGCAAAATCTATCGAACTAAAAATACCAAACGAAATGACTTGTGAAGAATTCAAGATAATTTGTATAAGAATGGCCCACGCATTAGGATACCATGAAACTGTAGTTAGAGATTCTTTTGGTTCAATAAAAGATAGAAATTTAGAAAAAGATAAAAAACAATTAAAATTATTATTTGATTAGATATGGAATATTCAGAACAAAAAACCCACGTATTAGAAAGAGTACCACCTGGAGATAGATGGAAGCCTGTTGGAAGAACAGATATTATATTTGAATCTCTAACGGATGGATTAGAATGGTGCTATCAAGAAACTGGCTGTAGAGATTATCATTTAGCAGCATTTGATGGAAAAGTATATTCAGTACAAGAAGTTGAAGTTGCACCATTACCACCTCAAAAATTTAGTTTATATGGAGAATAACATGAATTTAACAGAAGAACAAATAGCACAAAATTGGCAAGCCCTCATTAGAAAGATTGATACTAATTTTGAAGGCAAGAGAAAAGATCAATTAACCTCTATGTATGAATCTTTTGCTGAAAGAATGATGTTGGCACCGGCTTCAGGAATAGAGCATTTCCATAACTGTTTTCCTGGAGGGTATGTTGACCATGTTCTGCGTGTAATGGACTGTGCAGAAAAACTACACGATCTTTGGTCAAGTATGGGAGCAGATATGAGTAATTATACTAAAGAAGAACTTATGTTCTGTGCGCTAAACCACGATTTAGGAAAGGTTGGAGACAAAGATACAGAATACTATGTTCCAAATCCTAGTGAATGGCATAGAAAAAATCAAGGAAAGATATACGACCCAAATCCAAAAATTCAACACATGACAGTACCTCACAGAAGTATTTGGTTGTTGTCTAACTATGGCATTACCTTTTCTCAAAATGAAATGATAGGAATACTTACTCATGATGGCGTATATGATTCTGCAAACGATGCATATCTTAAGCCATGGGGAAAAGAAAAAGCATTGTGGAATAATCTTCCTATAGTATTACACCACGCCGACCACATGGCATCTAGAATAGAATATGAAACTTGGAAAAATGGTACTACAATCAAACAGGTATTGGACAACAAACCAAAATTTGTAAAAAAACCTAGTACTAAAAGTTTAAGTTCAAATGGTTCTGCTCAGGACATGTTTAAGGATTTATTTGGAGAAGCTTAATGGTTTGGATAGTACTTGTATTATTACTTGTTTCAATCTATGTAAATATAAACCTATTTAGAAAGGTTGAAAATTTAGAAGAAGCAAACGAAGAGTCTTCTTTGTGGATTGAAACTTTTGGTACATCATTAAAGAATATTTTAACAAAAATAAGAGAATTAGATTCTAAAAAAATATTTGAAAGTGATGATGAGGTTGGTTCAACCTTCGAAGCCATAAGAAAAACTATAGAATCTTTAGAGGAGTTAGAAAATAATGCCGAAGAAAAATAGTCCAGTCGAACAATTTTATATAGATATTGAAATACTAAGAGAAGAGGAAAGAAAAGAGGCACTATTACCTCCAAAGGCCAGAAGAGGTAGGCCAAGAAAAAGAAAGATGTATTTCACAAATGAAACAGAAATGGCAATAATAGCGTATAATAAAGAAACAAATCAAAGGCTAAAAAATAAAGTATACAACGAATTCATCAAGTTTCCATTTGAAAAGCTATCAGAAAACATTATACATACTTTTAAGTTTTATTATTTTGATGGTGGTACAAAAGAGGTACAACAGGAAGTTATTGCATTTTTAATAGAAAAAATGGGAAAGTTCGTGGAAGGAAAAGGTAAAGCTTTTTCATATTTTGGCCAAATAACAAAAAACTATTTAATACAAAACAACAATAAGAATTATAGAGACTTAAAAAATAAGGCTCCAATATCTGTTATAGATTTCCAAAGAGACCTAGGAGCTGAACAAGCTTTAGCAGAAAAAAGAGACGGTCTAGATATTTTTATGACTAGTTTTACAGATTATTACCATGGAAAAGTAGAAGAAACATTCAAATCGGTTAGAGATAGAAGGATAGCATATGCCGTTCTTAAGCTATTTGAGGATAGAAAAAATATAGAAATATTCAATAAAAAAGCGCTTTATATTATGATTAGAGAAATGACTAACACCAAAACACAACACATTACAAAGGTGGTTAATGTCATAAGAGAGGATTTTGCCCACTTATATAAAAAATTTGAGAATGGAGCATCATTTTAATATAAAAAGTATATTTATTATTGGTTACAGAAAAGGTTATTAAATAAAGGTTATATGAATGACGTCAGGTTATTCAATAAAGGCTTAAAAGAAGAGAGCATTCAACTAAGCAAATTAGACAGGAGAGAATTTTATGAGAAACATTATTTTAACAGTAGTTTTGGCATGTGCAACTATTTTAGGAACACAAGCGCAAACTAAAGGCGACTGGTACGTAGGTACTGGAGACGTTGCAAACGTAGCTTGGACAGATTGGGCAGTTTCGCCAACTGTTGGATATGGCGTAATGGACAACCTAATGGTTGGACTATCCGTATCTCAAGCTGATTCGACAGTAGATATGACTTACGATCTACATGCAAGGTACTTTGTAAAAGGATACTTTGTATACGCAGCGACAAGCGGACTAGATACAGAAACATTAAGTATTGGTCTAGGTAAATTGTTCACTATACACAAAGGTGTATACGTAGACCCTAAATTGGTCTACAACACAGCGGAAAAGACTACAAACCTTACTCTAGGGTTTGGTCTTAAATTTTAATTAACGTCCATATTGGACAAATGCTCTCGACAATTATTAACAATAGAGAAACACAGGAGAAATCAAAATGGATAGCGTAATTAAATACATTACAGGATTCTTTGGTGGATTAGGTTCAATCTTAATGGCTGTATTACCAGTAACGATCTTATGGTTCGTGCTAACTGGTGGTTCAATCTATGGAATGGACGTGATTGCAAATCTAACTACATTAGTAAATGGATTTGGCCAAGGTGGATTCGCAGGACTAGTAGTATTAGTCATTGTGGCCTCATTTTTTGTCAAGAAGTAATTGATAAAATAAGTCATTAAATTAAGCTCGGAGTTAATCGCTCCGGGCTTTTTTATTTTTACGATAAACTGATATTTATAGTAAACAAGGAGATATAATATGTTTGAGGATGAAATATTTGAAGGTAAAAACTTTTCTGACTTATTAAAGGAAATTCATACCAATTCAAGAAAAAAGGATAAACAGATAAATTCTTTGATAGCCCAATTACAACCTTTGGTTAAGAATATAACTGATGCAACAATATTAGTGCCACTAATAAAGGATTATATAGACGCTGGGATAAAGAATGACGATGCCTTAATTAAGATGGCTAGCATCATTCAGAGAGCCCAGTCAAGAACAACTGAAGAAGGAACAGGGTTTAGTCTGTCAGACGATGAGAAAAAACAATTACTAGATACTGTTAAAGAAACAGCCAAGGTAGAATGGGAAGAAGAAAAACATGCCAAGAGTAGCAAGAAGTAAACCGAGCAACCCTAACCCGCAGCAACAGAAAGCTACGAATGCTCAATCAACAATAGGTCAGGTAATAGAGGCAGCTGAGGTTGTCGATATTATCATGGATCCATCTCACCCAGAGTGGAGCACTGATCAGAGAAGGTTGATGGGTTGTGTACTTGCTAGACCACTTATTAGTCAATTTGGCCAACCAATAGATAACTTGCAGTGGTACCAACCACTAAACACAAATTTTCAACAACCTCCGCTTTTAGGAGAAATTGTTCTTTTAATAAATGCTCCATCAACGTCTGCTCAATTAAAAAAGGAAGGTAGTGCTAAATATTATATGACTGTTGTTAATGTTTGGAATTATGTTAATCATAATGCCTTACCAGCTTCAAGCTATAATATAAACGCCCCAGATGAAAATCCAACTCAAAACTATAGAGGATTTACTGGAAATTCTAAAGGAGGATATAATGATATTCCTTTTGGAGAAACATTTGAGGAAAAAAATATACCACGAATATTTCCATATGAAGGAGATATTATATACGAAGGACGATGGGGACAAAGTATAAGGTTTGGAAGTACAGTATCTGAAGCAGCTACTGGAAACTCTTGGTCTAGCGATGGAGAAGATGGAGACCCAATAACTGTAATTTCTAATGGACATGCAACAGAAGGAAGTGATAGTGCGTATCATTTAGAAAGTGTAAATGGAGATGCTAGTGGGATATGGATGTGTGATGGCCAAAGTATACCTATACAGGTTGCATCAGAAAACGCTGACTCATATGCTCAAAGTTTTGCTGGAGCAAAAGAAGCAGAAAGACTAGCTATAGCAGGAGCAGATGCGCCAGAAACAAACACTGACGGTGGAGCAAGTTCAGGAGGTTCAGCAGCCGCAGATTCTAATAAGGGTGGCCACGCTGACCATTCAAGTGGAGGAAGTGGTAATAATGAGGACGATGGTCCTGCAGCAGATACAACAGTAGAACCAGATGAAGACATTCAAGAAGCAGTAGAAGAGTTAGAAGATGCTGGAGAATTTGATGCGTATAGAAACGGAAAATTTGTAGAAAAAATTGAATGTGTTGTTATTGATGGTAAGATAGTAAACAAAGCCTTTGCAGACAAAATATTATCTGTTAAACAGGCAGCACAAAAAGATGGAGTAAATATAAAATTAAATAGTGGGTTTAGACCAATGGAAGCAGCGTCAGGACAGGGATGGTCAACTTCGGGTCAGCTCACACTTAGAAGAAAACATGCAGGAACACAGGTTGGTGGTACAAAATCTGGATTAAGTGCAGCAGCAGGAACATACGAAGATGGATTTGCAGCTCAGAAAAGACAGGGTGGTTATTTCAAGCCATTAACTGCCGGACCAGGTTATTCAAACCACCAGAACGGTAAGGCTTTTGACCTACAAACAGGTATGGGTAGAAATTTAACACCATATAAAAATACAACAAAAACTTATAGGTGGATGGTTGCAAACATGCACAAGTTTGGTTTCATACGAACAGTTTCAAAAGAAAGATGGCATTGGGAATATGCTCCTGGTAAAGGAATGTTTTCAAGAGTGCCTAGAGACCATGGAACATGGGACAATTTAGTATAGGAGAAAAAAGTTATGGCATATAATCCAGATCCACCAAGCGTATACTCAGGCAAGCAGGTAATAATAAATTCCGATAGATTACTATTTAATGCGAGAAATGATTCTATTTTAATAATAGGAGACCAATCTGTAGGTATCTCTACTAATGGAACCTTTAACGTTGATTCAGGAGCAGAAACAATAATAAATAGTCCAGAGATATACCTGGGGTTAGACGCAGTTGAACCGGTTGTACTAGGTGATACCTTATTGGGATTGCTTGAAGAATTATGCGATGCTTTAATTGCAGAAACTCACCCTACGCCTGTTGGCCCATCAGGTCCGCCTATAAATTCAGCAGATTATTCAAGCATTAAAAGCAGACTAAAAACATTTTTAAGTCCACAAAATTATACATTATAGATATGGCATTTTTACCTCCAGTATTTCAAGCAGCATTAACATCAATAGAGGCAAATCAACCTGCAACTAGGATAGATTTTGCCAACGCTTGGGCAGATGCTTTTTACAATGCCTTTGGAACTGGACCAATGGCAGCGCCTTCACTATCTGGAACAGCTGCTAGGGCAGCCGCTTTTTCTATATTTTTAACTGCATATGAAGACGCAACCCCAGCAGATAATCCTCCAGGAATAAATAAAATGAAAGCAGGAGCAGCAGCTTTTGCAACAACCCTTGCTCTTGGAACCCTGCCAGCATTTGCATCAACTCCACCAATGTCTCCGTGTCCAACATGGGACCAATATGCTAGTCAAGGTATGGATACGACACAAAAAGGAGTAATGCCAGGATTGATGACTCAAGCAACATACACGTGGCTGACAGGTGGAATAGCGGTAAACACAGTATCCGGTGTTACTGTACCCTGGGCCTAACATAATTATCTACTACTTTGATATTTATATAGGAATAGAAGTGTTAATAACAAAAGGAGAAACAAAATGAAAAAATCTGATTTAGTACGGGTAATTAGAGAAGTTATACGACAAGAGGTAAAAAAGGTTCTAAAAGAAGAACTAAAAAAGGCTTTACCTCAAAAAGAAAAAGACCCAAACGAATTTGGTAAAATGATGGAACATGCTGATGAATTATTCAACGGTCCAAAAAAATCACAACAATTTACAAAAAACCCTGCATTAAATGAGGCTATGAATCAAACGGCTAATGATGAGTGGCCAACTATGGGAGGTAAAACATTTACTAATGGAAGACAAGGATTGGCTTCTATGATGGGTATGGAATCCCCAGACCAAATGTTCGGTGGAAAGCCAACAGTACAGCAAATGGTACCTAAAGATAGACAACACATAGAAATAGACGAAGATTTAGCTGGAATATTAACCAGAGATTATACTGACTTAATGAAAGCAGTTGATAAAAAACAAAAAGGAAAATAATAAATGCCTGATTACAGTAATACAACTCCTCCAAATACAGATGCATCAAACGTTTCTATAACGGTTGTGACTTTTGGGGCTGGATATATTACTGATGGTAAAATAACTACTGAGAGACCATTAGGAAGAGATAGTTATAGGGCTAGAGAATTTGGAAGGGCTGAGCCATTAGACTTTGAACCTGACGTTTCATTAGGATTAAAGTTGCCTTTCAAAGATTCAACTGGAAGATTGTTTGACGTAAATTATGTATCAATAGACCAAGCAGTAGATAATCTCAAAAATTTATTATTGACACAAAAAGGTGAAAGGGTATACCATCCTAGGTTTGGTACTAGACTAAGAGAATCATTGTTTGAGCCAAATTACCCTTCATTGGTTGCATATGTTGAAAAAGAAATAAGAGAGGCAATGAGTTTTTGGTTGCCATACATACACATAGAAAACTTAAACGTTAAGGTGCCTGATGTGGGTGTAAATAACACTTCTTTTATTGATAGAATGCATGGGTTAAAGGTAGAGTTAACCTTTGGATTAGTAAATAATAAATTAGATACTCGTACTATTGTACTAGAAATTAAGGCAGATTAACTATGGGAATACAAACAAGCAAAAAAGATTTAAGATATTTGAATAAGGATTTTTCAAATTTTAGAGATAAGTTAATAGACTATTCAAAAACTTATTTTCCAGATACTTTTACTGACTTTAATGAGGCCTCTCCAGCAATGGTGTTTATAGAAATGGCAGCATATGTAGGAGATGTATTATCTTATTATTTAGACAACCAATTAAGAGAAAGTATTTTAACAGAAGCACAAGAACGTTCAAATATAATGGCAATTGCCAGAGGAATGGGATATAAGACTCCACCTTCACTAGCGTCTAGTTGTACTTTGGATGTTTACTTATTAGTACCAGCAATTGGAACAGGAGCAAGTGCTGCACCTGATTGGAGATACGCACCTATTGTTGACGCAGGAATGAGAGCAAATGCTCAACAGGCTTCTCAAGAATTTTTTACCCTTTCTCCAATAGACTTTCAATTTTCAAGTTCAGCTGACCCAACAGATGTTTCAGTATACAAAATAGATAGTAATGGTAATCCAGAATCGTATCTACTAAAAAAACAGGTTTCAGTCCAGTCTGGTACTGAGAGAGAATTAAAGGTTGAATACGAATCACCTGTAAAGTTTGATAAGTTTTTAATACCAGATAAAGATGTTATTGAAATAATTGATTGTAGAGACTCGGATAATAATAAGTGGTATGAAGTAGATTATTTAGCTCAAAACACGATATTTGAAGACGTTAGAAATACAGCGCTTCAGGATTCAGAATTATCTCAATTTGGAGCAGAAACTCCATATCTATTAAAATTAAGAAAAACAGGCAGAAGATTTACAAAAAATACTAGACCAGACATGACAACAGAACTATTGTTTGGCGCTGGTAACTCAGGAAACGCTGATGAGTTAATAGTCCCAAATCCTGATAACATAGGATTACAATTACCGTACGGAAATACTTCTGCAATGGACAATGCTTGGGACCCATCAAATACCATGTTTACAAGAGCATATGGACAGGCTCCTGCAAATACTGTATTAACAGTTAGGTATTTAGTTGGAGGAGGTATAAATTCAAATGTAAAGGCTGGTACAATAACAGACGTTTCACACGTAAGTTTTACAAAAGACGATGATGGATTAAGTGGAGCAACCTTTAATTTTGTAGAATCATCTCTAGCGGTTAATAATCCTGAACCCGCAACTGGTGGAAAATCTGCAGAAACATTAGAAGAAATAAGACATAACGCAATTGCTCATTATGCATCTCAACAAAGAGCAGTTACCAGAGAAGACTATATAATTAGAGCCTATACAATGCCCCCTAGATTTGGTAGTATAGCAAAGGCATATATTGTACAAGATGAACAAGTAAATCCAAAGTCTGGAGATACTGTAGAAAATCCATTGGCGCTTAACCTATATGTACTTGCGTATAATAAGGATAAGCAATTAACAAACGCTAATGACGTAACAAAGGAAAATTTAAGAAATTATCTAAGTATGTTTAGGCTATTAACAGATGCAGTAAATATTAAGAATGGTTTCATAGTTAATCTAGGAATAGACTTTTCAATAGTACCTTTACCAGGTTACCAAGGAAAAGAGGTTTTACTAAGGTGTATTGATACGCTAAAGGGAATATTCAAGATTGATAAATGGCAAATGAATGAACCTATAATTTTAGGTAATATTGCAACAGAAATAGACAGGGTTGAGGGTGTACAAACAGTAGTAGACTTATCTGTATACTGTAAGTTTGATAAAGATTCAGGATACTCTGGAAACTTTTATGACATTCAATCAGCAACAAAAAATAAAATAATATATCCATCTCAAGACCCATGTATATTTGAAGTTAAATATCCAGATTCAGATATTCGTGGTAAGGTTGTAAGCTTTTAGGAGAAAATAAATGATATACTCAATAAGGCCAAAAAAAGATACTACAATTTACGAGTGGACTTCTAGTATAAATACTGGAATAGACGAAGTACTAGAAATAGAAAAAATTATATCTTCTTCAGGCACAACAAATACATATAATTCTAGAATACTAATGAAATTTGATTTATCAGACATATCACAATCTGTTAGTAGTGGTCAGATAACTTCTCCAAAGTACTACTTAAATTTATATACTTTGTCTGGAAAATCTTTAGCATACAAATATGGATTAGAGGCTTTTCCGGTTTCTCAATCATGGGATATGGGTAAAGGAAGAAGAATTGATAGAACAACTATTGGCGGAGTAATATCTCACGACTCAGAAGGCGCTAGTTGGACATATAGAGATGGAGAACAATATTTTGGTACACAATGGGCTTCTCAAAGTGCAGCTGGCTCTCAACTTGAAGAAGGAACAACTGGTTCTTTTTGTACAACTGTTGGTGGAGGTACGTGGTATGTTGGATCTGGTAGTGCATCTCAATCCTTTGACTATGAAGATACCGATGTTAGAATGGACGTAACAGATATAGTTAATGGTTGGCTAAATGGAACTATCACATCAAACGAAGGATTCATAATAATGAGAAGTGGTTCTACACAACCAGGGGTTGTAGATGAAGAAAGAAATGGAAAACCGTATGGTTCTTTACAATTCTTTTCAATGGATACCCATACTATATATGAGCCAAAATTAGAGGTTTCTTGGGAAGATAGACAAACAACTAACGTGCTATCTGTAATTGATGTAGACTCAGACAATATAGTAGATATTAGAACAAGGGGCACCTATAAAAAATCAGACAGGGCAAAGATACAACTAATTGCAAGACCAAAGTTTCCAGAAAAAACATATGTTACCCAATCAGAAGCTTTAACGAAATATAGACTGCCTAAGTTTTCGTATTGGTCTGTAAAAGACATGGTTACTGAAGAAACAGTAATTCCTTTTGACAGCCAATCTACATGGATGAGCAATGATTCTGATGGCAGCTATTTTAATTTATGGATGGACCAATTTTACGAAGAAAGAAGATACAAGTTTGTCTTCAAAACTCTAACAGGAGATTATGACTATCCAACAACAGAAAGAATATACGATAACGATTATACTTTTAAGGTGATTAGATAATGGCATACAAACCAACTAAAAAAACTGCTAGAAAGCGGGCAATAAGAAAGGCAAGGGTAAAAGATAGAAAAATATCTCGTTCAAAAAGACCTGTTTTTCCAACTAGCCCTATAATGCCAAAGGCAGGCAAAAATGTAAGAAATATTGTACGACTTAAACCAGGTTTTCCTGACAGATTTGAAAAAATCCAACCACAGTTAACACCATTTGCAAGGGCATGTGTTATT